CGATATGTTCAGCTCAAAGCTGTTAAGTATGTTGACGAGATTATTGTTTATGAAACAGAACAAGATCTTGTTGACCTTATTCAAATGCTTCCTATTGATATACGAATCCTTGGTGAAGAATATATCGATAAAAACTTTACTGGTCGTGATTATTGTATTGAACGAGGTATTGAATTCTACTTCAATAAACGGACTCATCGATTTAGTAGTTCAGGACTACGTAAACGCGTAACAGAAGCCGATGTAGCCAAGCAATCTGAAGACAACTATCGCAACGTTTAATTATGAATACAGTAGCTGTAACCGGATCCCATGGCTTTATTGGATCCATTCTTCGTAAAATGCTAACAGAGCAAGGACTTGAGGTCCTTGCCTGTGATATCAACCTCGATGATTCGTTATGGACAAAGTACGCAAAATCGGTGTACCACGGTTCGTTTGATGATGATGCATATGTTGATCAGATCGTAAGATCAAACGTGTCTACAATCTTCCACCTAGCAGCAACAAGTACTGTTGGCCCGGACGCTGAAGATCCAATGACATACTATTGGAACAATACTGCTCGGACTATTACTTTTCTCAAAAAGCTAATTGATAGTAACTGGAAAGGACATATTATATTTGCTAGCACAGCCGCTGTGTATAGACTTAATGGTTTCTTAGAACCTAAGAAAGAGACATATTTTGTAGAGCCTGCAAGTAATTATGGTCGGAGTAAGTTACAATGCGAGAGAATACTCGATTACTGTTCTCTCTACGGTATAAATGTCACATCATTCCGTTTCTTTAATGTTGCAGGAGCGTACGATGAGTTTGGCGAAGAACATCAAGACACCCACCTTATTTCACGGATATGTGTTTCTGCGATTAATAATAGTCCCGTTACTGTTTATGGTAATGACTATCCCACTCCTGATGGTACTTGCATTAGGGACTATGTTCATGTACTGGACATCTGTCGTGCGCAGTGCTTTGCCGCACAAAACAAAGTGTATGGAACATACAACCTTGGATCAAAGCAAGGAACGTCCGTTCTCGAAATGATCGATATGTTTAATAAACAGACAGGGTGTAGCGTTACATACGAAACGGGTCAACGACGACCTGGTGATGTTCCATATCTGGTGGCAGAGCCAACCAAGTTTACACTGCATGGATTCACGTATAAGTATAACATAGAAGACATTATTAGTTCGTCATGGAAGCATTTTAAAAGGATACATTATGGGATTTGATGTTAATGAAGTTTCAAAGAACTCTAAAGGTGGAACAGAGCTGATGAGGGTTGGACTTGAGAGCCGTCTTGATCCTGCTCTTGTTGAAGACTTTCAAATTATACCTTCTCGAGTGAGAGAGCTAGACGAATCAAAAATCCGTGTCTTGTGGCTTCATGATCTGCCTGGTGACCCCGAATGCGATCATCTCAAGAATAATGGACATGAGAAGTTCCATCAACTTGTATGTGTATCTAACTGGCAAATGCAGCAGTTTTCAGCTTACTATAGAATCCCTTTTAGTAAGTTCCTTGTCATTGAAAACGCTATTGAACCTATCGCAGAAAGTGATATGGTTAAACCAGCAGACAAGTTTAAAATTATTTACCACACCACACCTCATCGTGGTCTAGAACTACTTGTTCCAGTGTTTACCAAGCTAGCTGAGAAGTATGACTTCATTGAGCTTGATGTGTATTCCAGCTTCAAGATCTATGGTTGGGAACAACGTGATACACAGTATGAACAGTTGTTTGAGGCTTGTCGTAATCATAAACAGATCAATTACCATGGTACGGTCTCAAATGACGAGGTCCGTAAGGCTGTTGCACAGGCTCATGTGTTCGCATACCCTTCAATCTGGGCCGAGACATCTTGTTTGAGTCTAATGGAAGCTATGAGTGCTAAATGTATCTGCTTGCATCCCAACTATGCAGCTCTGTTTGAGACTGCAGGTGGAACAACTATGATGTACCAGTGGCACGAGGATGCAAATGCACACGCTCAGATCCTCTACACACATCTTGAAAATATTATTGAGAATCGTAATGATCCAGCAATAGCAAACGTTACTGGAATACAAAGCAGTTATGCTAATTTACGTTATTCATGGCCACGGATCGTTTCTATGTGGACCGATCTACTTAACAGTCTCAAGAGAGCTTTCCCTGATGCAGAAAGCAGAAAGCTGTCGAGTGGCGAAGTATTTCATTATAGAGTAGGTTGACATTTGAACGCTTATAGGTTAATATACTATGTCACTAACTCTTTAACCTACAATCATGATCCTTCTTGACCTATCACAAGTAATGATTTCGAACATTATGATGCAGGTTGGACAGCACACAGATGCTATTCAACCTGATCTTGTTCGTCATATGGTAATCAATACCATTCGTTCTCTTAAAGTAAAGTTTTCAGACTATGGTGAGCTTGTCATTGCTTGTGATGATAAGAAGTACTGGCGTCGAGATTACTTTGCTCCATATAAAGGCAATCGAAAAGCTGACCGAGAGAAGTCTAACATTGACTGGGCCGTGTTGTTCGACACTCTTAATCAAGTTAAAAACGAGCTGAAAGACAATTTCCCATACAGAGTTATACAAGTCGAGGGTGCCGAGGCAGATGATGTCATTGGTACTTTGGTGATGAAATTCGGTTCAGAACTAAATAATGAGGATAAGATCCTTATCTTGAGTGGTGATAAGGATTTTGTACAGCTGCAGCAGTGGGGTAATGTTACACAGTACGATCCTATTCGTAAGAAAGATATCACTTCTAACAATCCGGAAAAGTTTATTCATCATTTGATTCTTTCGGGTGACAGAGGGGATGGGATTCCGAATGTACTATCGCCTGACAACTGCATTATAGAAGGAATGCGACAAAAGCCTCTTCGCGAGACGAAGATTGAAGAGTTGTTGAATACTGAATGGGAAGATCTACCTAATGAAATTAGACGTAATTGGGACCGTAATCGAATGTTGATTGATCTTACTTTTATTCCTGAACGGATAAAAGACTCTATCCTTGCAGAGTATGAAGCGCAAGCCAACAAACCTCGTGATAAGATGTTTAACTATTTTATCCAGCATAAAATGAAGCTCCTCATGGAGTCTATTGGTGATTTTTAATGCGACTAGCCATATCACAAATTCTTAAAGCCTGTTCCGAATATCCAGTCAATCAGAGAGCACAATATCTTGCTCAGCACGACACATTAGCGCTTCGTGTTGTGCTACAGTATGCTCTTGATCCACGTGTAAAGTTTATTCTTCCACATGGCGTGCCACCCTTCAAACCAACAGAGCATCTTGACCAAGAAGGTAATCTTTACAGAGACTTTCGTAAGTTGAGTAATTTCATTGAAGGTGGTGGGTATCCTGACATGCATCACATCAAACGTGAGACGTTGTTCATTCAATTCCTTGAAGGACTGTTTCCCGAAGATGCAAAACTGATTTGTAGTGTCAAAGACAAAAAGCTCCCATACAAAGGGATCACAGTTAAGATTGTCAATCAAGCCTTTCCAGGACTAATTAAAGAAAAGGAGTAAGAGTAAAAGTGTCCAAAAAGCAAAAGAAATCTGGCCCTTCGTTGTATGAAGGTGAAGAGAACACTCGACATCAGTTTAGAGTTAAAAAGAAGATGCAGAATCAAAAGATGTTAAAGAATTTGGATAGAGCTCTTAGAGCTAAAGATTATAATAAATTAGCAACCATTGACGACTTTTAAGGAGCAATCATGTTTAGTTTTTTAAAGAATCTTTTTAAACCAAAAGATACAGACAAACCTCATCCTCTTGATGGTCCTGTACGTGCAGCAAACGAGAAAGCTGCTTTACCGAAGCCAGTTGAAGTACAGTTACCTACAGAAAATACAATTACGGTTACTGAGCCTGCAAAAGCAACAGTAACGGTGAGTATTCCAGAGGTCAAAGTAGAAGCTGTTGCACCTCAACCAGCACCTCTCAAGCCAGCAGAGAAGTGGCCATTTCCAACGAGCGCACCTGTTGAACCACCAGCCGTTCCTGTTGTTGAGTTCAAAGAAAAGAAACCTCGTAAGCCTCGTGCACCCAAGCAGTTGCATCCTATTCAGCAGGAAGCATCGAGAGCTGTCATTCGCAAATCAAAAAAGAAGTAATGCCAACATATACTTTTTTTAACGAAAAGACCAACGAAACGTTTGATAGGTTTATGTCAATCTCTGCTAAGGAACAGTTCCTAGCAGAGAATGTCGATATCAAACAGGTCATCCAAGCTCCCTCATTCAACTACTCAGGTACTACGAGTAAACCGGATGCAGGGTTCCGTGATGTATTAAAAGAGATAAGGAGTAAGCACGACCAGCGCATTACGCGCAGTACTATAAACACGTTCTGACAAGGAGAATTACAATTGAACGTCAAACTTGCATATGCCAACGATAGTCAGTTCGTTCCTCATAAAAAGGAACGTAAGAGAAGAATCCCACAGACAAAAGATATGTTATCAATAAAACACATTGAACCAATGACGTGGGCACAGACAGATATGATGGAGGCTTATGCAAGGGGCGCTAATGTAGTAGCAACAGGTTCAGCAGGGACAGGTAAAAGCTATATTGCGTCTTATCTTGCATTGAACAGTCTTCTGCAGCGGCAAGTAGGTAAGATTGTTGTTGTACGTAGTGCTGTACCGACGAGAGATATGGGACATCTGCCTGGATCTCTACAAGAGAAGTCTGAAATATACACTATTCCATATAAACAGATATTTAATGATCTTTGTGAGAACGGTACTGCGTGGGACATATTGGTTAAAAAGAATATGGTTGAGTTCATTACAACGTCATATGTGCGAGGTATTACACTCGAGAATTGTGTAATTATAATTGATGAGTTTCAATCAATGACTTCTCATGAGTTGTATAGTGTTCTTACACGTACGGGCAAGGATTCAAGGATTATAGTATGTGGTGATACTAAGCAAACAGACCTAGATGGTCGTAGAGAAAAGAGTTCTTTTGAGTGGTTTATGGGTGTTGTGCAGAAGATGCCTGCATGGTTCCATCAAACTAATTTCCTCAAAGAGGACATTGTGAGATCTGACTTTGTTAAAGCCTTGATTATGGCAGTCGAGGAGTGAGGTATGTCAAGTGGTTCAATCATTTGCTGAACTAAAAAATAGAACGTTTACTCAATTGGCTCGGACAAAGTTCTTTGATCTTTCCGAGCCAATTATTTTACCAGATCTCAATACAGAGTATGTAAATGGTAAACGTTTCTATGTAACGCCTGATAAAAACAAATATCCTTCTGTAACAACTGTTCTTTCCACTATGAACAAAGACATTATCGAACAGTGGCGACTACGCGTTGGTATTGAAGAAGCGCAAAAAATAACAACACAGGCATCTGGACGTGGTACTTCTGTACATAGTATTGCAGAAAGATATCTTCTCAACGAGAAGGACTATTCAAGAGGTGAGATGCCTGCCAATCTAGCATCATTTAAGCATATACAGAAGTACCTAGATGATTGGTGTGATAAAGTATACGCTAATGAGATTGCACTATATTCAGATGAATTAAAGACTGCAGGTCGTTGTGATCTTATTGCTCGTATACATGGTATCCGTACTGTATGTGACTTCAAGACAGCAAAGAAAGCTAAGCCGAGAGAATGGATATTAAACTACTTCTATCAATGCACTACATATGCTATAATGTTGTATGAGCGAACAGGGTTGTGGTGTCCTCAGATCTGTATATTAATTGCAACCGATGAAGACGGCCTCCAATTCTTTATTGATCATACAGTTAATTATGTTAAACCTGTAAAGGAATTCTTTAATAACTATCAC